GTTAAAGATGTTCAAGAATATTTAAACAATTTTTTTGAAGCAGAAGATCTTAAAAGCTATTTAGATAAAACAAAAGATCTTGCTTCTAATCCTAAAGTAGCTGAACAAAGAAAATTTTATCAAGAAAGATTTGATACTTTAATACAGAATACAGAAAAAATAATAAAAGAATATGAACCAACTACTTTAGCTGAAAAAGTTCAAGCAAGAAAAGACTTAAAAGAAAAGGAAGTAGCTTCAGCACAAAAAGGACTCTATATTCCGTTTATAGACATTAATTTTGCACCATATGGAAAACCTAAAGATTTAAGTAACATAGAAGATTACATTAAATATAAAGGCGACCCTTTATATAAAGCCTATGAAGTAGCGGGCGAAGAATTAGGAATAGATCCTTCTTTACAAAATAATTTTTACGAAAAAGATATAAGAGACAGATTTTCTGATCTTCCTTTAAATTTGACATCTGAATTAGGTTCTTTTGAAAAATTAGAGCGGGATCAACTTTTGAAAAAAAAAATAATGGGAGGACCAGAGGTTCGTAAGTCATTATTAGAAGAACAAGGAATAGACCCTATTGCTATTCGTAACACACGTTTGGCAGGCGGGGGTATAGCTAAATTAGCTGGTGTAGATTCAGGGCCAGCACCGGAAAAAGGGCCTACACCACAGGGCTTGGCTTCTATAATAAAACGTGGTAGAAAATACTAGGAGTTTAAATGGCAGATATAGACAAAGGACTTCCTAACACTCGTACCCAGATTAAAGTTCCGGGCGAAGAGGTCGAGATAAAGGAAGAAATAAAAGAACAGGCACCCGTAGAAGTTATCCCTGAAGAGGATGGCGGTGCAACGATTGATTTTGAACCAAGTGCAGTTAATGTACCGGGAACAGAAAAACATTTTGATAATTTAGCAGATATTTTACCTGAAGATATTTTAGACCCAGTAGGAGCTGAATTAAAAAGTAATTACATGGATTACAAGATGTCTAGAAAAGATTGGGAGAAATCTTATACAGATGGACTTGATCTATTAGGATTTAAATACGAAAACAGAACAGAACCTTTTCAAGGTGCTTCGGGTGCCACGCACCCTGTACTAGCAGAAGCTGTTACACAGTTTCAAGCTACAGCATACAAAGAATTATTACCAAGTGACGGTCCAGTAAGAACACAGGTCTTAGGAGTTAAAACACCAGCTAAAGATCAACAAGCACATAGAGTAAAAGATTTCATGAACTATCAAATCATGGATCAAATGACAGAGTACGAACCAGAGTTTGATTCTATGTTATTTCATCTACCTCTAGCAGGATCTACGTTTAAAAAAATTTACTACGATGATTTATTAGGAAGAGCAGTTTCTAAATTTGTTCCTGCGGATGATTTAATCGTACCCTATACAGCAAACAGTTTAGCTGAAGCAGAAGCTATTATTCACGTTGTAAAAATATCTGAGAATGAATTAAGAAAACAACAAGTAGCAGGATTTTATGCTGATGTTGAATTAACACCTCCAGGTACAGTTGTTAATGACGAAGTTTCAAAAAAAGAAAAAGATTTAGAAGGCACTACAAAATCTGGAAAACAAATTCCTATGTACACTCTTCTTGAGTGTCATGTGGATCTAGATTTAGAAGGCTTCGAAGACATTGGTCCAGACGGCGAGCCGACTGGTATCAAGTTACCCTACATCGTTACAATCGAAGAGGGTAACGGAACGGTTCTTTCGATAAGAAGGAACTATGCGCCCAACGATCCAAAAAAACAAAGGGTCCAATATTTTGTCCACTTTAAATTTCTGCCAGGACTAGGATTCTACGGATTTGGATTAATACACATGATTGGCGGATTGAGTAGAACTGCAACGGTCGCTCTCCGCCAATTATTAGATGCAGGGACACTATCAAATTTACCTGCAGGATTTAAACAAAGAGGTGTAAGAGTTAGAGATGAAGCATCACCAATACAACCGGGTGAATTTAAAGATGTAGACGCCCCAGGAGGCAATCTACGTGAAGCTTTCTTTCCTCTACCCTACAAAGAACCATCAGCTACTTTATTACAATTAATGGGTATTGTCGTTCAAGCAGGTCAAAGATTTGCGGCCATATCTGAAATGCAAGTAGGCGAAGGACAATCTAATGCAGCTGTAGGAACAACGATCGCTCTTTTAGAGAGAGGATCTAAAGTTATGTCTGCAATACATAAGAGATTATACAACTCAATGAGACATGAGTTTAAATTATTATCAAAAGTTATATCAACTTATTTACCACCTGAATATCCGTACGATGTTGTGGGTGGGGCTAGACTTATTAAACAATTAGATTTTGATGATAGAGTAGATATTTTACCCGTAGCAGATCCAAACATATTTTCTATGTCACAAAGGATTACATTAGCACAAACACAACTACAACTTGCTACATCTAATCCACAAATACACAATTTATATTCTGCTTACAGAAATATGTATGAAGCTATTGGAGTTAAGAATATTGATTCAGTTTTACCTCCGCCAGCACCTGTCCAACCAATGGATCCAAGTATAGAACACATTTCTGCTCTTACAGGAAAACAATTTCAAGCTTTTCCTGGTCAAGATCATAGAGCACATATATCAGCCCACTTAAATTTTATGTCAACAAACATTGTTAGAAACAATCCTGCAGTTATGGGTGCAATACAAAAAAATATTTTAGAACATATTAGTTTAATGGCACAAGAACAGATACAATTAGAGTTTAGAGATGAATTAATGCGTCTTCAAGCACTACAACAGGCTGCTCCAGTGGACCCAAGAGCTGCACAAGAGCTACAAGTCATCACACAACGTATAGAATCTAGAAAAGCTGTGTTGATTGCAGAGATGACAGAAGAATTTATGAAGGAAGAGAAGAAAATTACATCACAATTTGATTCTGACCCACTTCTAAAACTAAAAGCAAGAGAAGTTGACCTTAGAGCAATGGAAAATGAGCGTAAAAAAGAAGCTGATCAAGCAAAAGTAGAGAATGATAGAGCAAAATTAATGCAAGCAGCTGATATTGCAGACGAAAAACTAGATCAGAACGAAAAATTAGCAAATTTAAGAGCAGATACATCTTTAGCTAAGCAAGAGATGTCAAATAGCTTTAAAAACAGGTAAAAATAAGATAGTAATAAACAATTATGATAAATTATAAAAAATCAAAAGAAGTTAAGATTCCAGAACAGAATGTTGAGATAGATCCTAGATCTAAAACAACAGCTGATGGCGCTTTTAACTATATTCCTACTGGAGACAAGGAAAAAGTTAGAGGAACTAAGAGAATGTTAACTGAAAAGAAAAAAATAGCTACTTGGTACTAATATGGCTTGGTTTAGTCTAGCAAAAATTGCTTTACAAGCGGGAAGTAAAATTTATTCTAACCGCCAGAAGACTAAAATGGCTATGTCTGATGCACAATTAATGCATGCAGAAAAGATGGCCCGAGGTGAGGAAACTTACCAAGGCAAATTACTAGAAGCTAGACAAAACGATTATAAGGACGAATTTGTACTCGTGATTATATCGGCGCCTATCGTAGTTTTAATGTGGGCAGTCATGTCAGACGATCCAACTGCGATGGAGAAGGTAAAACTGTTTTTTGAGTACTTTCATGAGCTCCCGAAATGGTTCACCAATTTATGGGTACTTGTAGTTGCCAGTATTTTTGGTATAAAGGGTACACAAATATTTAGAAACGGAGGAAAAAACAATGGCAAGTAAATTTTTTAAAGGATTTTCAAAAGTCTTCAAAGGACCTAACAATAGAGGCGAAAAGGCATTTTCAGGCCCAACAAAATACGCTACGATTGGTGGTGTTAAACCTAAAGCTAAAATTTCTGACGCGACTAAGAAATTTAAAGCAAAAGTTGAAGCAACAAAAAAAGCGATTAAAAAAGGAACTGATGATTTTAAAAAACAAAACCCTAATCGTTCAGTAACAGATAAGCAAATTAAACAAATTCAACGTGAACAAACGGAAAAGTCTAATAAAAAATCTAGAAAAGAATTTTTAAGAGAGAAAAAAGCTTTCGGTGGTTTACTTGGTAAAAAAAAGAAATCTGAAAAACCTAAAAAACCTATTCCAGATTCAATAAAAGAAAAAATTCTACCTAAAAAGAAAAAAGATAGATTAGACGAGTTAAGAAAAGACCTTGGTTTAAAAAAAGGTGGTAGTGCACTAAAACCTGTAGACAAACAAAAAAATCCAGGTTTAGCAAAATTACCAACTCAAGTTAGAAATAAAATGGGCTACATGAAAAAAGGTGGTTCAGTTAGAAAATTTGGCGGCGGTAAAAAATAATGGCAGGCAGGGGTTTATACGCAAACATCGCTGCTAAAAAAGCTAGAATCAAAGCAGGCTCAGGCGAGAAGATGAGAAAAAAAGGTGCTAAAGGTGCACCCACTTCAAAAAATTTTAAAAGAGCAAAACAAACAGCAAGATCATAATGGGTATTATTACAAGAGGTATGGGTGCTATATTAAAGAACCTGAAAAGATCAAGAACAGGTGAAACAATTAAAAACGTTAAGCCGACATTTGGTAAAAAGAAAACAAGAAATTTTAAAATAGACGCAGGTATTAAAAGATTAAATAGACAAATAGATCAAATACAAGAACTTAAAGGTAAAAAATAATGGGCATCATTACAAAAGGTATGGGCGTTATACTTAAATCTAAAAAAGCTAAAAAAGCAAAAGCTCAG